CAGCATCAAGGCAAGAAGAATAGCGAGGTATTTTTTCATCATTCACCCCCTATGTGGTCAGGTATATGCACACGCCAAAAATGGTTCCGGCTGCGCCGTTTGCTGTCGCTGACAAGGACAGATTTACAGATGCACCTAGCCATGTCGAAACATTGACATACGTTGCGCCATCGAGATATGTGGCCGTCATGCTTCCGAATGACACGGAACTGGTGTTCACCGTTATGGTGAAATCAATCGCGTTTCCCGGTGTAGGGGTCCCGATGAAATTCGCCTTCAGCTTATTGGCTCCCGTGTTCGGAAGATATGCGCGAGACAGGTATAGTGTTGTTGACTCCCCCGGCCCAGATAGAACAAGCCCTGTCGTGTACCAGCTGAAAATCACGGCGGCCTTGTTTAGGTTCGTAACCTTTGTTACATCCACATCGGCGACGTGGACATTTGTGATATAGCCGTTTGCCATCTTCCCTCGGCCCGCCGCATCCGTGCTCAACGCGCCAGCCGCCAGCGAGGCCGTCTTTACCTGCCCCGCAGCTACGCACTGGCCGTCCATATCCCACCATTCGACCCAGGACGAGTTGTAGCGTATCTTCACCGAAGATGATCCGGTGTCGTACCAAAGCTGCCCCGCATCCGGGCTTGTCGGAGCGGACGATCCGCTGAACAGGGACCGCAGGGCATCGAAATTGTTTTCGACGTTCTGCATATCCGTTTCAATGACGTTCGCCGTGCTGAAACAGTTTGAAGAATAGGATTGAGACATATCTCCCCCTATGAAGTAGGAACCGACAGAGACGCGATGACGTTTTCAAGGTGCGCCTTGACAGCCAGCTTGTTGATGTATGCCTGTGCAACGGCAGCGTAGGCGCTCTGCACGGCCTGCATGACCTTAGCATCGGTAACAGTTGTGCTGTAGTTATGCTGCTTGCCAGCAATCGCCGCCGTGGGGAAATTATCGTCGTATAATTCCGAATAGACGGTGTACGTCCCCGGTGTCGGCCCGTTCGTGATCTGTTTGATCCGCACTCTCAGCGCCATTTACGTGCTCCAATAAGCCGCCGTCATGTTCAGCGTTTTGAGATATAGTTGACTGAGCACGTCGGGGTCTGTGATTGTTACGTCAACCTGCATGTATCTCGCCGTGAATTCTGGTGAGCAGACATGAAACATTTTGGCTGAGTTATTCAGCGCATCGGTGGAATCTCCCCAACGGATCGTGCTTTCAATGATTCCTGCCTGAGACTGATTTACGACCTCATACCAACGTTTAGATGATGATTGAATCGAGGCCCATGTGTTTGTCGAGGGGAGCGCGGCCCAACTTGCAGAGCTGCCTGCAAACACCGTCAGGAAATCCCCCCACACGCGCACGGTGATTGAGCTCGACAGGTCGTAGATAGGAGATACCCACGTCCCGGTTAGCACGTCTGCATCGTGGGTGCACTTTAAAACCGCCGTAGACGCATATGTGCTGTTGGTCGTGTTGCTATGCACCCCAACGGAATAATCCCAATTCCACGTTGATTCCCTGACGCTATACCCAGCTGGCCTGAAAACAGTGACAGCCCCGCTGCGCTTCGTATCGCTGTATCTTCCCCGGTTGTCGCGCGGGGCCAACCAGAACGTAAACGAGCCGGGCTTGAATCCGCTCAATCGGATTTGCGCCGACTTGAACGTCCCGATATAAATGCCGCCTTCCCATGTATCACCCAGGCGCACCTCGTAGCCCTCAATGTCCTGGTCTGTAATGTCATCCGTCAGGATGGTCACAGTGTCCCCTGATGCCACGACGCTGATCGCGTCCGGTGCCGTAGGCGCCTCCGCCTTGCCTGTGATAAGATGCGCCGCAGAGTAGGCAGAAGCGAAAATTTCCTTTCCTCCCCATATGTTCACCGATACGATTTTGACGGTGTAGGTCTGCCCTTCCTCTACGGGGTCAACCTGGAAATCACCCGTGGCCGTGCCGATATTGTTGTAGTTCGTGCCGCCGTCGAGGCTCACCCATATTTCAGCGTGATCCCAAAACGGATAGGACGTAGCTGCGGGCGGGTCAAAGTTGATTAACAGTCGGGTGTGCGTCCGATTGGCCCAGGAGTAGGTTTCCTCGGATATCGTGACGTTGATGACATTGGGGACCGTCGCCGTGGGGTCGGGAAGGGTCGTGTCGTGATAGTTGTGCGATGCAATGTCTAATACATCGTTGTAAAAGGCGCTCGACTCCTCAACTGCCGATATGGCAACCTCCATCGCAGGCGTTACCGTGACGGCATTCACCCTGAAAACCTTGCTCGACCATCCGGGGAACGTGTGTGTCATGGTTACGAGGTCGTGAGGTTCCAGGGCGAGGCAGCGGGAATGCCCCGTAAAATTGATCGCCTTATTGACGCGGAACCGCTCAAGGTGATAATTTCCCATCTGCATGGCGTGCTTGTAGTCCGTAATGCCAAGCAGTTGCACCGTTTCCTCTCGGAAATCCCCGTCGGCGGTAATGGACGTTGAATCGGAGACAACGTAATCGTCAACAATGAATTTGTTATCCGTATTGCAGAACTTCACGCGGACGGCGTTGGGCGTGTCGAATACGGACGGCTGAGATATTTTCAGTGACGATACCCCGCCCGCTTCTACGATGTCCGATTCCCCGAGGTTCATCACGACGGACTCGGAATCCCAATCCCGGTAAAGCAATTTGAATTGGGTTTCGGAATAGATGACATCGCCCCGGTAGGTATCAATAATCTGCTTGAGATTGTCGATTGCCGCCGAGTCGTCGCGCAGGACAAGGCCGAGAGTCCAGCCCTTCGTGTCACAGAAGTTGGCTGCATCGTCCACGGAGGCCGTCACGACACGGGCCGTGTCAATCCCCATGCCTCCCCGGCGAGAGCTTCGCGTAATGAAATCGTAGGCGCACAGGGCGGGGTTTGCGCTGTATCCCGTGGTGCTTGTCCTAGTATCGTAGACCTTGAGCCCTTCCACCTCAACCGTGATATTCGGCAATCCCTGCCATTTGTTCTGGTCGTAGGTGAGTTTCATGTAGATGTATGCCGTGTTGCGAAGCGGGTCGTTCCAGACATCTTCCGGGGACATTCCCGCCGTGGCCGTCACAAGGTCCGCGTGCGCGTTCTGCGTGCTGGTCCCGGTATAGACGGTGTACGATACGAGGCCGGGATATTCCGTATAAAGCTTGTCGTCCAGCCATATCTGATCGACCCCGCCGACCTGATGGATGCCGTTGATTTCACCCTCTCCGATGATGCCGACAAGATGCAATTCGTTGTTATTCGTGCCCGTCGTTATCATGTAGCAGACGTTCACGGGGACGCGTTGCAGGCCGTAAATCAGGGGGATGTTGTCCTGATTGTCCTTACTGTCCACCATCTGCCCGCGCGTAGCCTCTTCCAGCGCCTTGAGGGGGTCGTTCTGGTTCGCCCCTAGCATCTGCACTAGGCTGAACAGACTCGACATGACGGCAAAGAAAATGGCTTCAACGCCCATACCGCCACCCCTGTTCGATGGTGAAATACTTGTCTGCCCCGTAAATCCGCACTTTTCTGTCCTTTACGACGGTCAAAAACTGCCTTTTACCGGCATACACGCCCGGAATCCGCTGCCCGTTCTCCCCTATTTTCACAATGAGGACATCGCCCCTTTTCAGGAAATGTGTGTCGATCCTGCTACAGTATGCGTCTAAAAGGCGCTCAAGGACGGCAAGGCCCGCCTCGGGGTCCGACTCAAACCGTTGTGCGTAGGTTTCAAGGGTCCATCCCTCAAATTCCTTGGGCACCTTCCATCCCATCTTGCGCTGCGTCCTGATAACGAGCCCCATGCAATCGTAGGCGTCCGGGCCGGTTGCCCCTGCCTTGTACGGCTTGCCCACTAGCTCGGCTGTGAACTTGGCCCAAATCACCTAGGCACCCTCCCCCACCACAACTGCTTTTCCATCAGGGCCGGGAGGAACCGAAACCCGCCGAAATTGGCCTGATTGCCCAACTCCGCGCACCTTGAATAGCTCTGATCGCACCACGCGCCCGCGCCCGCGTAGCCGCATTCCGTGCCCTTGAAAACCCACGGGCAGGTTGCCGAGGCCGTCCTGAGAGGCCGCTTGCGCCACAGCACTAACTCATTCAGCGCCCGAATCGTCGCCCGGTCCTCCGTCAACTCCCATTCCCCGACAATGCCCTGGAATAGATTTGTGAGCCCCAGGACGGTCCCTGCGGCGTTCATAACCCCCTGGCTGATGATGATGGTCCGGTTGCGGGCGTCCTCGCCTAACAGGTATGCGCTCATGGTCAAATTTGCGTTTCCAAATTCAACTGTGACCTGATCGACGGAGAGCGCCGCCGCGTAGGCAATATCGGCAAAGGCGAGCGGGGCGGGCGTATAGCGAATATCGTTGTAATGCACGGGGCGGTCTGCGTCCGTGTAATACAGGGTAATGGCCGAAAGGCGAAGCTCAACCGTATAAAAGTAGCTGAATTGCTCCGCTTCCAGTTGCGCGTTAATGGCCGTTGAAATCGTTTTCATGTCGCTGGCGGGAGTCCTTTCAACTCCACCGTCATTTTGTAAAGCCCCGGCTCGAAAAGGGACCGGCTCAACGTATCATCCTTGAACCGGCACCGAACTTTCTGGTAACCCGTGAAATCTGCCGTCAGGACATCGCCCGAGGATGGCGTCATGCCGAGACTCAGCGTGTCCGCGTCATCGACGCCGACGGTTGCATTGACGACAACAAGCGACGACCCGATGACCGAGCCGTTCTGATAGATCGTTACCGAACATGAATTCTTGCACGGCAGCGTGAATGCCGTTGCCGTCCCGTCCGCGACGGCGATATAAGCACCGGATACCGTGTACTTCTGGCTCCACGCTTCCCCGATGTAGTAGTGGAAAGCCTCGTAGGCTCCCTTGCGGGCCTCAAAGAAGTTCCACACCGTCGTCATCATGGACGTGGGCACGGCGTTGTATTGCAGGGTTACGTCGTATTGCGGGGCCGTCCATTTCTGCCTGCGCTGTTCGTTGCCGTCATCGAAAATGCTGATAACGGTCTTATACCTCGCCTGCGTGACGTGCTCGTAAGACGGGACCGGGGTTGTGGGGTACTTCGCCATTATTTCGCCGTCCTCATAATGGTGCGCCGGATGCTCTGATTGCCCTGTAATGCCCGCTCGACGGGGTCCGTAATGGCAGACGGGTTGCGCCTGCACATCTCGTAGAAGCTCTGAGCGTC